TGCGTCGTCTGGGCGTTCTCGGCGGTCTTGGCCGGGATGAGGGCTTTAACGGTGATCATGTCTGCGTCCCTATGACCGTTCCTGACGTATCTGTTGCCGGTAGTGAATTGGAGATCCGAACCTTGCCTGTCGCGTCAGACCACATGTAGGTCGGAACGCCCGTCTGGGTTCCAGAAAGCCGCGTCGGATTTAGATAGCCAGTTCCGCTAATGGCTACCGTGTTAGCCGATCCGCCCCCAAGGATGCGACCGACATAATACCGCGTCGCATCCCCCGACTTGACCGGATAGCCTGTCGTGGCATCGCTGACAAAGGGCGTTGCGGAATATTCCAGCGTCGGCACGGCGTTGTTATCGTAGACATAGACGTAATAGGCCGTTCCCGCTGCAACACCTGTAAGGTTCAACGTCAACCCGCCTGTTGATAATGCCCTAGGCACCCATTCCCCGGATGTTGACGGTGATCCCCCAAGCCCGCCTCGTAGCCTGAATGGATACGTGTTGCCGATCGGTACGAAACCGCCGCCCGCGCCGTCTGTCGTCAGGGGCTTGAAATAGACCTCTGTTGCCGATGGAAGGTAAAGCGCGCCGCAATTGACAATCGGATCAAACTGCCAGCCCGCAAACCGGCTTTGCCCCGCATAGTCGAACGTGTCCCAGGTGACATTGCGAACCCGCATCGAAGTCAGATCGGCATTACCCCCGGAGGTCTTGAACGCGGTGTAGTTCGTGTTTCCCGCCGTTGCGCGAACAACGATGCCATCAATCTCGACCTGACGGATCGTGTAAGCCGCCGCATCGAAGTCCCAGCCGGTGAACGCCGGGAAGGCGTCGTTGTTGTAAATCTGGCACTGATTGGCCTTGAACTGCGAAATGCCGGTCACCAGTAGCGACTTGCCATAGGTGTTTTCAAACGTGGTCTGTTGCAGGTCCGCGCCCTGTCCCAGCCCGGTATCACCCTTGATAAACAGACCGATGTTGCGATTGCCGTTAGCAAAGGCGCATTGGTCCATTTTCAGAAGCTGACCCTTCCAGATCATGCCGCCGCTGGTCGGAACCTTGTTCGCAACCCGTGCCTTGATCGGCGTTGCCGTGTAGGTGCCGTAAGCCGTGCTGTCGATGCCGGACAGTTCAAACGTGGTCGCTGTTGCGTTGGCAACCGTGTACGTGTTGCCGTTAAGCTGGGTCATGCCCTGAGCGCCGACAATCGTCACTATAGCTCCGTTAGCAAACCCATGGGCCGCCGTGGTAGCGACAACAGCGGGATTGGCCTTGGTGACGCTCTCGACCGTCGCATCGGTGCCGTTGGTCTGGAAGAAGACGTGATCCAGCTTGGTATAGCTGCCTTCATTGCGCCCGGATGATCCGTCAGCCTTGAGGCCCCATCCAGCGCAGGTGTCGAGCCAGATGTTCGACATGGTGAGCATGTTCCAGCCATCATCAGGATACAGGCCGTTGCGTAGCTCGATGCCATGAGCGGACATACCCTTGATGTAGAGGTGCTCCAACGTCACCTCGTATCCGTTCAGAACGCGGATGCCGGTGCTGTTTGCCGGACCGATGGTGGATATGATCGTGAAGCCGGACAAGACCGAGCCCATGGTGGCTTCATACGACCCCCCGTGATTGCCGCTATCAATATCGAATAGCGGGCCGTTCGCTACCCGATTGTCGAACTGGGTATAGATACCATCGCCGATAATCTTGAGGCCGGATGAAAACGTCGCAAGATAGGCATTAGGCGCGCGGTTGTTCGATAGTGTTGCCGCGATACGGTAGCGACCTGCCGGGAAATACAGGTTCCGCCCGTTTGCCGCTGCTATGGCTGCCTGAACCTTGGCGGTCACGTCAATGCTGGTCGTGTACGCCTGAACATCGGCAATTTCAGCGGGCGACATGAAGTCAAAGACGCAGATCATATCGCGAAGCTTGGCTTGAACGGTTCGCGCTTCCGCACCTGTGCCAGCCTGCAGGAAGCCGACAAGGCCGGACCCGCTGCTGGCCGAAAACGCGGCCAGAAACGCCGCGTTGTCACCGATAGCGCCGATGTTGTCGTAGGTGCCGATCTCGACGCCCGTTGCGTCCTTGAGGACGAACTTGTAGCTGACCCCGGAGGTGAGCCACAGGTCGGAAGGCAGACGCCCCGTCGACAGGAGCGTGATAGGGTTGCTGTTAGGCGTCGCCCCGGTGTTGCTGGTGTAGGTCGCCTGCGGTGTCGTCGTCCCCGCCGCGTAAGAGTAGAGTTTGCCCCCGTTCAGGGGAACGCCGGTGTTGGCGAGGAACTGCCACCCGGCACCCGCCAGACTTGAGAGAAACACGGCCATCAGGACACCTTCAGAATTGCGAGCGTTGCAGAGGCTACGGCAGGCGCAAAACCGGTCGCCGCGTAAGCTTCAAGGATAACATCAAGACTGTCTGCTGACCACATCACTTCGACATAGTCGCCATCGGCCAAGGTCTGAAGCCACACACGGGAGACCGTCGTGTCCACCCCCAGACCGCTAATCAGAGCGCGCTTCGCCGACAGGGCCACGTCCGAGCCGTTGACACGCAACCAGATCGTGCCGGTTCCCGACAGGGCCGTGGTCTTGGTCATCTGGGCTGTGAAGACCAGTTCGAACGTCCCCGCGCCGGAAACGCGGGTCGTGCTCAGACCGACGCCCTGGCTGGCCCCGACAACGTCGAAGGGGATCGCCTTGGGGGTGTTGATCGTCGTTTGCGTCTGCCGGGCCGATTGCTGAAAAAACCCGTAGGCTGGCGGCTGGGCTGGCGCGGGGACCGGCGACAGGTCGTCCTGTGCCGCAAGGCCGAGCGGCGCGGGATACAGGCCCAAGGCCGCGTCCTGCTGCGCTGTGAAGACGTAGGTATCTGCGAGAGGCAACAAGGCCAAGTCCGACACGTCCGTGTTCGTGTCGGACGCGTTGTTGAACAGGCTCTGAAAGAACAGGAACCACTCGCGGGAGATCAAGCCTGTACGGGCGTCCGTCAGGGCAACGCGGGGCGGAACTATGCGGGCGTCAAGCACCGGTCGCCGACGCGGTGAGCGTCGCCCCCAGCAGTACCAGCTTGACCGGATCGGTTCCCGACACCTCGTAGACCCGGTCGCGCAGCTTGTCCGTCATGCCCAGCCGTCGCCATATGACCCGCGTCTCGTAGCGGCCTATCTCGCCCATGTTCCGCCAGTGTTCGCGGGACCACGTGTGCCCGCCATCGTCAGACCAGCGTAGCATGACCTGTGGCTCGGTGTCGCCCCCGGTGCCGCTCTCGCAGGCCAGCTGCAGGGCGTGGTGCGTCGACCGGCGCAGGCCGTTGCTCCCGGCAGGCAAGGCCCGCCACGAGCGCAGCCACTTCTGGGGCTGGCCGTTGTCCTCGTAGGTGTTCAGGTCGAGGGCGTACAGGTCGCCGGTCTCGTAGTCGCCAACCACGATGACGGACCCCAGCCGGGCCTGACAGTTGCCCCGGTGCCGGGCGAATACGCCGTCGTTCCACCCAGCCCGTTCGTGCCATGCGTCCGTCGAGGCGTCGTAGACCCACGTCGTGTCCGCCGTCGGGAAGTTCAGGACATAGAAGGCGTGGCCGTCCTGCTGGTAAGTGTAGGCCACCGCGTCCGAAAGCGTCTCATATTGCTGGATTTGCCACTCGACGGCGTGGGTGCTGATCCGACGCCCGGTGTAGCCGTCGGCCCTGTAGACGATGCCTTGGCCGCGAGCGTCGCCCCCCAGCCAGAACACGCCGTTGTCGAGCTTGGCGACGGAGTGCGCGGCGATACAGCCAATTTCGTTGAACGCGCCGGACACACGCAGGAACGGGAAGTCCTGTATCCCCGCGTCATACCAGACCTCGGTGCTGTCCGCGCCAAACATCCAGATTTCGCGGTGGTCTGCCAAAAGCGCGATGAGCTGGTCCGGTGCGCCCTCGGCGCTGGCGAAGTCCAGCGGTTCGACCGACGTTCCGTCCAGAAGCTGCGTCGCCCATACCTTCTGGCTGTTGGGCTCGTTGAAGATGAAGTACCCGTCCGAATATCCGACAGTGACGGCCCCGGCGAAGTCGGGGTCCGTTATCTGGGAGAATACGCCGGTCTGGGTATTGTAGATGAACCCTTCGGGACTGCAGGCAAAGAACAGCTGGATACCGTTATCGGCAATCGACACAGGGCCGGACCCGCTGACAGGGCCGAGCAGAACTGGAGCCGCGTCCACGGCGTCCAGTTTGAAGACTTGCCCGCCGGATACGACATAGAGCACCCCCTGCGCCGCCCACAGCCCGCGTATGGGGCCGGTGCCTACGGTCTGCAACAGTCTAAGACCCGGCGCGCGGTTGAGGAACGCAGGCTCCATGCCGCCTTCAGGGACGATCTCGGGGAACAGGTTGACCATGCGCGCGCACGCGGCGTTGACGCTGCGGGCGACGTAGGAGCTACCCAAAAGCGGCGTCGTCAGTGTCGAAGGCTGCGGAGGAACGTAGGGCACGGCTACCCGGTGTAGATGTTGAACGGTGCGCTACCGCCGAACGACGGCAGCGACATCAGTTCGTTGGGGGTGTTGATCCGCTGGATATCCCGTTTGGCCGCAATGGCGATCTGGTTGACCGTGCGCGAAGGCTCGACACCGAACTCAGCCGCCAGTTCACGGGCGAGGCAGAAGCGGAGCGCACGCAAATAGCCGGGAGGGAACGCGAGGTCCGTCGTCAGATCGACGGCTTGGGCCAAAGGCAACCGCGCGACCATGATGAACGTCAGGTCCTGTGTGGGGACAGGATACAGCGTCAGGCGCAGGTCCGGGAAGTCCGTGTCCACGAGCATGATGTTCGGGTAGGTGCTGGTTGTCGATTTGAGAGACAGACTGTTGTAGTCCGCAACACTGACAAAATCGACACCGAAGGAGATGTTGGTGGCCGGGTCCTTGAAGTAGGTTGTGTCGTCCAGCATGATCGGACGAGGGCCGACAAAGTCACCGGATGGGCCGAAGGTTCGCGAGGCTTGGTTGGCGGGCCAGGTAAACGTCTGGTTCAACGTCGTATAGACGGACAGACTTTCGGTGCTCCAGCTATCCAACATCATGTTCAGCGCCGCGAGGGCGTCTGTGGCCATGGCCGCCGTGGGGTCTTCACCCTCAGCCAATTGGCCGATCAACCGCAGGGAGCCGTTGATGATCTCGCCTGCGGTTGTCATGGTTTACTCCGTGGGGGCTGTTCGTCGAGGTCTGGCTACAGGTAGCACAGGTTCGGCTGGATCGTAACGCTCCCAGCCGTTTTTCTCATCTTCAACCGCTTCCGCCTCGCTCAAGGCTACTTTCGAGCCATGAGCGGGGTGTTTGAGGAAGATATTCATGCGATGCGATATAGGGTCCATGTACCGGTGCCGGTACGCAGGAGCCTAACCTGTGCCTGAGACGTGATCGCGATGGTCGCCAGACCAACGATGGTGATCCCCGTGCCCGCAACTAGCGTCACGACGCCGGAAGAAGTACCTAGGTTGATGATCGCCACGTCGAACGTGCTTCCGACGCGGGCGTTGACAAGGAGGTTGTCAAGCGCCGTGCCTGTCGGCGTAGTGTACGACGCCGCCGATGCGCCGGGGTTGGCTACCAGAACCGCAGAGGTCATCTGGGCCACGGTGAGCGTGGCTGTGGTCGTAGCCGTAAGCGGGGTGGCCATGTAGCTCATCTGGGTCTCGCCGGTATTACCGTCGCCGACCTGATAGCCGCCACCAACAATAGAAAGTGCCATGGTTGAGTTCCTTTCTTAGCCCCAGATGCGGCAGGCAAAAGAGGGGCGAACGGCGAGGTAGCCGTACAGGCTGTCGAGACGGGACGGCAGGCGGTCATCCTGGATGGTGTAGTCCCGCACAAAGCGCATGCTCATTCCGTTGTAGTTCTGGCGTGAGCCCATGTCGACACCGGCAGGCAGGATCAAGTCGGCCATCGCAAGGATGATCGCGTTCTTGTGGTAGACGAGGTTCTGCGGGTAGCTTGTGCTGGCCGCGCCGACGAACGTAACGGCCATGGCCGCAACAGGGTAGCTGTCGACGGTGGACAGTACGTGGTTGCCGACGTAGATCGCGGGGCTGATGGGCACGCCGGTAGCCGCGCCAGAACCGTTGGCCGTAACGTCCGCCGTGACGACGAACTGTTGCAGCGAGCCGGTGCTGGTCCGGGTTTGCGGGTTGGTGGCAAACACACCTGCCGCCGTGGTACCGATGGTAAACACGTCGCCCCGACGGATGGTGCCGTTAGCACCGAGGCCCGACAGGTCGATGACCGAGATGCCCGGAGTGGACAGCGTGGTGGTGACGGTGCCGTTAGTGCGCGTGCCCGTGGTGTGGGCAGGCAGCGACTGGGTCATGTTGATCTCGTCGAAGCCGAGAATGCCGGACGACACAAGACCCTTCTTGAACTGCGAACCGATCTTGTCCTGAGCGTTGAAGAAGCCGGACATGCCGTTGACCAGCGCGGCATTGGCGGCGGGGTTGATCGCGGCATAGCGTTCAGTCTGGGGTGCGCCCATTTCGCTCAATTTCTGGTTTGCCGCGAGCATGACCAGCGCCGTTGCGGGCGTGGTGCCGGGCGTACCCACCGAGTTGTAGACGTCCTTGTAGACGGAACAGACATCGGCGTCGATGGTAGCGGCCATCTGCGAAACTTGCGGCTCAAGGACACGCTTGCGGAAGTTGTCCATGCTCAGGGTCAGTTCCTGATCAGTGAACGAGACCGCGATCTGTGCCTGTTCCGTAATCGCCAGCGTGCCCCACTGCTCAACATTGTCTTGGACGGCGAGGGCCGCGCCTTTGGCGACGACGCTGCGGGTCGGCAGACGAATGCGCAGCGTAGAGCCGATCTTGGCTCCGGTCTGGGCGAAACTGTCGTCATATTGACGGTTGACGTTGCGGGATACGGCGAGACTGTTTTCCGCAATGTCAAGCGCCGTCGCTGTGATCATATCTGCGGTTAGCGTTGTGTTAGCCAAAAGGGCCTCCTGTAAGGATTAGCCCCCTGCCTCCCGTAACCTACGTTTCTGTTCTGCCTCAAGCCATGCGGCGGTGCCCATGGTCTGTATCGAGCGCGGATCAGAAGTATCGTACTGAGTGGTCGCCGTTTTCGTAGTTACCGGAGAGATAGGGGCAGGTGCGGAAGTGGTTCGTTTGGGCGTCGGGGGCGTCGAGGCGAGCCTCGTCTCCAGACGTCCGATTTCGCGGGCCTGCAAGAGGGGTGACAGGTTGGCAATACGTCGGGCCTCTGCCGGATGGCTCCCCAGATGATAGAGGATATCCGGGCCATTATCGGCAGACATGATCACCTGCGCCATATCGTTTGTTACCGGTAGGGTCGGGTTGCGGGCCACCTGATCAAAATCAGCATAGCGTTCGCGTGCGGCATCTTCCCGGTCGATATAGGCGTCCTGTGCCGAAGCTGCTTCGGCCCTATGCGCGCGTTCCTGAAGCCGGGCCTCGATTTCCTGCTCGATAAAGTCGGCCAGGACCTCGGGGTCGTCTGTCTGGGGTACGTCAGAGGGGCGAACTTGAGGCGGCGGCGCTAGGTCGCGTTCCCATTTTCGGCGTTCTCTTGCTAGACGTTTAGCAACGATCTCGTCAATTTCATCCTGACGGAACGTCTTAACGTCTTCCGGCGTCTCTATCTCGGGTTCCGGTGCTGCCGTGGCTTCCGGTTCCGGCGCGGTATCCTCCGCTAAGGGTTCTGTCATCGTTCTAGTCCCAGGTGTGAGCCCACCAGTAAGCTTGATTGGCAGCATTGCCTCAAGTCGTTCAATACGTCAACGATTTCCAACGCTGACGCCGAGAAAATAATTGTAGGTGCCGGTGCCGCCGCCCCCAGCTCCGGCAAGCGGTATCGGGTCCAGACCGAACGCCGCTGCCATCGGAACCCCGGCGACCAATGTCGATCCGGTTTCCACAAGGGTTTCCATGTCGCCATAGAACTTGCGCAGGCTATCGCCGGACGTAGTCGTTCCGGGGGAGCCGGTGTACATGAATACGGATGGAGCTGGACCAGGTGACAGGCCGGTAATCACTACGCTATCGGCATTAAGCGTTGCCGTCCAGCCTGTGACCGGCGTTGCTCTGGTGCTGTCGGTATATATGGCGATACCGAACGGCGTCGGATCGGTCAAAGCGTTGTATGGGCGCGCGGTCAGATTAGCGAGATAGGCCGTGAGCAGCGTAGCCTGTGCCGGGTCTTGGGCTGCAAATGCGACGTTGACGGTAACTGCGTTGGTATCCCGTGCCGTCAAGCCGGTTCCGGCAATATGGGTTGGCGTGATGACCGCCGCCCCGGTTGCCGCCGTCCAGTTCAGCGACATAGGCACCCCGCGCCCGGCGCTCATGTTGCCCTGCATGGCCTTGGCAATGCCGTAGGCCATACGGGTAGCTTTCAGCAGGTAGAACGGCCCGTTAGAGTGAACATCGTCCTTGACCATGGATGGTAAGGCGTCCACGTCGTGTGTCGCCACAAACCGCCGGGCCTTGTCGGTAGCTGATAGGGCAAGGTAAAAGTCCCGCTCCCCGGTTGACAGCCCCCATTGCTGAGACGCGCTCCAAAGCATTGATGAAGAAGCCGACGCCGGGTTAGCTATCGTGTGGTTAAGCCGGATCATCCGCTCGGTGTCCGCTGCCGCTGCACCGCCTGCATTGTTGAATGGGAACCCGTTTGGGCAACCTTTGGGGGCGTAGGTGTTCAGCCCGATCTTGCAGAGCCCAGCCCCGGCTGGGTGTGTGAAGAACGGGTGAGCATCCCAAAGGGTGAAAAGGTTCTGCGACTGGGTTACGAACTGGCAGATACCGGATGTACTCCCGGCAATCGGAGCCCCGGTTTCCGCCTTGCCGCCGTCAAACATCATGACATTGGCCCGCGCGCCTTGATCGGACAAAGCCCGGTAGGCGTAGCGCATTTCCCAATAGTTGCGGGTCCGGTTATTGGACGTGCTGAACCGGGGAACCATTGAGCCGTCAAGGTCAGAGCCGGAAAACGCCATGCTCTGACCCATGCAGACCGGACCGCCGAGGGTAGCCGCCGCCTGCCGTCCGGCTCGCAGCAAGCCTTGCGGTGCGCCGCCCTCGATGTTGTCCACCCCGAATGGCGTTCTCCACCGCTGCATGTGGGAGAAACCCTTGGTGACCCGCGCTGTCTGACAGCGGAAGACCGACACGTTGCCGTGGTTCCAGTCGGCTGCCAGAATGGCCGAATAATGCAGAGGCAAGTTTGTCGCGAAGTCGGTCAGAACGCTTCCTTGCAGGTGCGTCATCCGCGATGCGGCATAGACCACCGCGGATACCGGACCGGCATACATGACCGCCCATGGGTTCGAAGCCATGGAGGTCGAGCCGGACACCCCCGCCCGCGTCGTTGGCCATGTCACGTTATCCCGTGACCCGACCGGCACCTGATAGGCCGCCGTCAGGGTCAACGGCGTGGTCATCTGCCCTGATCCCAGATCGGTAGCGAACCCCGCCCCGCCATAGGTTCCAAGCGTCGCCTCGTTGCTGTCCGCAATCAGCCGGGCATAGAAGGTTGACGGGAACGCGCCCCTATACCTCCAGAGCTGGGTCATGTTCGACACCGGCGTGACCGTTCCATCCGCCGCGATGGTGTAGGCATAGGCCTGCCCGTCGCCGTACAGAACCGGCAACACCTCCGAGCCCGTAGGCGTCGGCTTGAAGTCCGCAATGTCGGTCCATGTCGCAGAACCTGCCAGCGTGTAGTTGGTGCCCCTCAGATCAGCTACCGGGCTCGCAGCCTTGTTGGGCAGATAGACCTGGCTTTCCATGATGCCAAGGTTCGCCCCGGTGACGATGCCCGCAGAGGCGGCAAGGGTGAAGGCCTCCCCGCTTGCCCCCGCCGTGTCATGGATCACACTCAACAGATTGCCGTCGTGTTCGTAATAGGTGGCAGGCGTGATCGAGGCGTTGACCGAGGCGTTCAGGTCCGCCGCAAGCTGGGTCATGGTCAGGGCCAAGGTCGCCTGAATGTTGGTCTGGTTGCCCGTCGCCCCGGAGGCCACAAAGGTCCACACAACGCCATTGATGGTGACGGTGGACGCCGCGGCGGGATTGGCGGTGAACCGGATACGGCCTTGGGGGAACTGTGCCAGAGCTGTAGTCTTGAAGTCGTCGCCGCAAGCAAGGTCCATGATCTGCTGCGGCGTGTAGCTCCAGCCGGTCCATAGGGCCGCCCGTTCGAACGCGGCGTTCATGTGCCCCATGCCTTCCAGAGCGCCCATGAGGCGAAGACGGGCCGTGACGATCTGTCCGAATGCCGTGTTGACCGGCTCGTAGATCATCCGACGTGGAGCCTCACCCTCGCGGGCGACCCATACGCTGATAGTGGTCGTGACCGGGTAGTAATAGGCCCCGTCAATGGCAGGGGTCTGGGTATTGGCGGCGCTGGTCTCGTTGGCGACCCAATAGACCTTACCGCCGTTCGACACATAGGATCCGGGGTAATAGACCGCGCCGGACGCCCATGCCGTCACACCGGCTGAGGACGGAGTTATGGCCTGCTTCTGGGCAAGGATGAAGACCCGGCCCTGAATGCCCCATGTGCC